TGTTGTTTATGCTGTTACTGTTTGCTTGTGCCGTGGAGGTACATTTGAGTGTAACGTCAAAATAAAGCATTTTAAGGCACCTCTCATGTATTTTTATTTAAAAGCTATATCGTTACACGTTTTTCGCAAAAAAACCAATTCTGCTTGCTCTCTGTAATTATTTTGGTTATTTCCACGTTTATGCTGATGCTATGGTTTGCGGATATGGTTGTTTATTGGTTCAAAGATTAATCTGGCTCGTTTTTTGTTTCGTGCGTAATTTGAGGCTATCCGGCTAATAGTATTTGGTTTTATCGCCAAAGAGTAAATCACAAAAAAGAACCTTTAGGTTCGCTGGAATGGAGTACTTTTGTTGTTTAAGGTAAAATTGCACTTAAGTTCTTGTTTATTATTTACTTATATAAATTTTTATTATTTTACATAGAGCAAAAAAATTGTGCTTTTTTTGCGATTTGCTCTCAAGCCGGCGGATTTCTGAATTTTTTGTGAATATGCGAGCGTATGTGTGTAGCGCGCCGTATAATGGGGGTTTAAAAAGGGGATTAAAAAGGGGGATAAAGGGGGATAGGGGATTGTTAAGGGGAAAGGGGGGCTCAAGGGGGAACAACAAAGGGGAACAACAAAGGGGGAAATTGGACACTTTTTTTAACTGGTAGTACCAATTGTTGTAAGTCGTTGATAGTAGTTTGTAAGTCTTTGATGCTAAGCTAAGTTAAGTAAGTTGATTTACGTAAGTAAGGAAAGTTGATTTAGGAAAATGTACTTTTCTTGTTTTGGGTGGTGGTTCTGATGTATGTTTACTTGTACTTTTTACACATTCTCGTTTGGTGCTTTGTGTTTCTGTTTTGCCTGTCTGCTTTTTTTTATTATAACCAATTCTTGATATATGTGTTGACTTTTCTGTATATTGGTTTATATTAATTATACAACAAACAAGGGAGGTTGAAGATGAATGCGGAAAAGAAAAACTCTACAGTTTTGGAATTAAGCGAAAGAGACAGAAGGTTGCTTTCTTTAGCGCCTAAACTTCTTGCTTTAAATTATAAGCTTTCTGTTGTTCTTGAAGCTGTGTTGCCTTATATAAAAAAAGACAACGATGCTGTTGATGATAGTATAAAGTCTGTAATAAAAGAGTGTAACGATTTTTTAAGTAAAATATGAGGGTATTTAATGCTAAACCAAATAAAAATAATAAATGAGATTATTGTAATTTTGTGTCTTTTTTATTCTTTATTGGTTGTTCTTATTGATATTATATTTTCTAACAAGAAATGATACTGGTATGCATTGGCTTTTTTTTGTAATTTACATACCGATATTATAAAATTAAATAAAGGAATACTTTGATTATGAGTGGAGTTTATTGTGACGAACCAAAGTTTGAAGTTATTTATATAGCCGGGCCAATGACTGGATATGATAACTTTAACTATCCAGCATTTTTTGATGCTGAACATATAATAAAAAGCTTATATAACTGTATTGTTATTAATCCCTGCAAGGCATACACTTGGTATGAGCTATGACTACTATATAAAGATAGCTATGCATGACGTGGAGTATAGCGATACAATTGTTCTTCTTGACGGCTGGGAAAAGTCGAAAGGTGTATCTCTTGAGATTGAAAAGGCTAAAAAACATGGTAAAAATATAATACCTTTTTGCATTTTTATTAATAAACACATTGACAAATAAGAAAACTGCACTATAATAGAAACTAAGGTTATTGTTAAGTAAGCTTTACTCCCTTTCGATATTCCCGCTTAACAATAGCCTTTTTTTATGTGTAAAAGGGCTTGACATATTTACATTTTTGTTTATAATAGTATCAAATAAATTATAAATAAAACAAAGAACTGAAAATGAAACCTTATTATCAAGATGACTACGTAACGTTATATAATGGGGACTGTCAAGAAATACTACCAACCATTAAAAGCAATACAGTTGATATTGTTTTTACAGACCCACCGTATGGTCACAATAACAATAATGGTGATTTAATTCACAACCTGGAAAGAGCTCTTGGTTTAACAAAAAAAGTAACCCAAGATGAAGCAAGACCAATTGCAAACGATTCAATGGAAGAGATGAAGTTTATTGTTGACTTTGCGTTAAGTGAATTTTCTAGGGTTTTAAAAAAAGAGAGTTGTTGTTGTTGTTGTTGTTGTTGTTGTGGTGGGCCAAAGCCAACCTTTGCTTGGGTTGCTAACAGGATGGATACAAAAGGTTTAATCTTTTTTCAGGCTGTCATATGGGATAAGGGCGGTCTTGGGATGGGGTGGAAATATCGCAGAAATTATGAATTTGTAATGGTTGCCCACCGAAAAGGTGGTAAATTAAAATGGGAGACTACATCTTCAGGAATGGATACCGCAAACGTTGTTAGAATAAATAAAATTGTTCCATCAAAGAACGACCATCCAACCCCAAAGCCTGTTGAGCTTGTAGCTCACTTTTTAACATTACATGGGCGTGCTGGTGATTTATGTCTAGACCCGTTTGCCGGTGCAGGTACAACGCTTGAGGCGTGTAAGCTTCTTGGTATAAAATGTATAGGCATTGAACTTGAAGAGAAGTATTGTGAAATGGCAGCCCGTCGGTGCTCACAAGACATATTACCACTTGATTTTAACAATATGGGCGGACTATTATCGTGAATAAAGAATCGGATAGCTATTTGAAATCACTACAAAACAACAACATAAAACCACTCACAATGGTCGGGGAAATAATATCAATATTTAACAGTAAATCAGGGCACAAAAACACAAGACAATATAATAATTTAAAAAAAATAATACTAAACAATCACTATGCACACAGGTTGCCATCGATATCTTATGCCTATGGATTGGTTCTTGGTAGTGAGTTAATAGGTTGTTTAACAATAGGCAAACCAGCTAGCAATTCTTTATGTATTGGTGTTTGTGGAAAGAAATATAGCAGTATGGTATACGAGTTAAACAGGTTTTGGCTCAAAGATGGTTTACCAAAAAATACTGCAAGTTTTTTTATGTCAGCGTGTTTAAGAGATTTAGATAATATAATACTAGTAAGTTATGCCGATTCTGGAATGAACCACACGGGCTACATATACCAAGCGTCAAATTGGATTTATACAGGAAAAACAAAACAAAGAACAGATAAATATGTGCCAAGTGGCAAACACTCAAGGCATTATAACAATGAATACGACTATTTGCGTAAGGTTAGAACATCAAAATATAGATATGTTTTCTTTGCTATACACAATAAAAGATTAAAAACACAGTTAAAAACACAGTTAAACTATACAATTGAACCATACCAAAAGCAAGAGAATAGAAAGTATAAAATTGGAGATACAAAAAAAGAACAAATATTAAACACTATAACTGGCAACGTTTTCTTCGAATAACAAAAAAAGGTAAATAAAATGAAAGACACCGTAAACCATCCTGAGCATTACACATCAGACCCGTCCGGCATTGAGTGTATTGAGATAACAAGACACAGAAGTTTTAATATTGGCAATGCTATTAAGTATTTATGGAGGGCTGGATTGAAGGACTCCGATAAACACGTTGAAGACCGCAAAGAGATTAGAGATAGGATAACGGATTCTTACTGGATAAATAAATACAACGAATGGAAAAAGGAACTGGAACAATGAAAGCTATTTCTATCAAACAGCCCTGGGCGTGGCTTATCGTCAATGGCTACAAGAATATCGAAAATCGTTCATGGAAAACAGATTACAGGGGTAAGTTGTTGATTCACGCAAGCAAGCAAATAGACTACACAGGATATAGCCGTGTAATCAAAAACTTTTTTCCCGATGTTCCAATACCTTTAGATTCTAAAGATTTCAACGTCGGGGGGATTGTTGGAGAGGTATATCTTGCAGATATCGTCAGGGATTCGCCAAGCAGGTGGGCAGAACATGGCCTTTATCACTGGAAAGTCGAGAACGGTAAACAGATTCCATTCATTCAATGTAACGGCAAACTGTCACTATGGAACGTGCCGGAAAACATAAAGCTTAAAATTAAGGAGAATAAAAAATGAAAGCGTATAAGTTCGAAACTTCGGTATTCGGTGGCCGTCAGACGCTAAAGGTCAAGTCGGGCGATGGGTGGATTGACGCAACAGAGGAGGATGCGGAGGAAATGCTAAGAGAGTATGAGGCGTTGAGTATGTACAAAGAAGCGATAAGTGAGTTTATAAATTCAAAAACAAAGGAGAGTTGAAAATAATGAATAGGCTTAAATTCAGAGTGTGGGATAAAAAGCAAGGTAAATATCTTAACCCTAGAAACTATCGTCTGGCTATTATGCCAGATGGTGAGCTTTTGAGGATTAATGTAAATAGACTATGTGAGAAGTTAAATTCTGATAGATATATAGTCGAGCAGTGCACCGGACTAAAAGATAAAAACGACATGCTAATTTTTGAAGGGGATATTGTTAAATGCATATCTCCATATCGTGGGGTATTTAACGCTACTATTGATATAGTTGACGGATGTTGGAATATAGTAGCATTCGATTTCATGGATTATCTTAAGTGCTTAACATGCAATCATCAATGCTACGTCATTGGCAACAGAAACGGAAATAAAAAACTTTTGGAAGATTAAAACGA